CGAGATCGTCGGAGACCCAAAGAAAAGGGATGCGCGGCAGAAGATCAATAAACGGATATTCCGCAACGGTGCTTCGATCTCCTTTGTGGGTGCCAACAGCCCAGGTGGTTTTCGGCGTATCACCGCCCGCATCGTCAAGTTCGATGAGGTTGATGGGTACCCGGTGATGGGTGCCGGCAAGGAAGGCGATCAGATCAAGCTGGGGATCAAGCGAACCGAATCGTTCTGGAACAGGAAAATCATTCTTGGCAGCACGCCCACGGTAAAGGGTGAAAGCCGGATCGAGAAAAGCTACGCCAACAGCGACCAGCGCAAGTACTACGTTCCTTGCCCTCACTGCGGCGAATACCAGGTACTAGAGTGGGGCGGCCCAGACACTCCTTATGGGATGAAATGGGACAAGGACGAAAATGGCGTCGGTTTACCTGACAGCGTGTTCTACGCCTGCAAGGTAACCGGCTGCGTGATACGTGAAGCCGACAAAGAGGACATGGTTGAGCGTGGTGAGTGGCGTGCAACCAAGCCGTTTAAGGGTCATGCCGGCTTTCACATCTGGGCGGCCTACAGCCTTTTTGTGAACGCGTCCTGGCGCAACCTGGTCGCGGAATGGCTTGAAGTAAAAGACGATCCGCTTATGCGTCAGACCTTCGTCAACCTGGTGCTGGGTGAGACATACGAAGATCGCGGAGATCGCGCACTTCAAGAGGACCGACTGGCTGCACGCTGTGAGGTGTGGGGCGCAGAGGTACCGGACGGCGTTGCCGTTGTAACCGTTGGAGTCGACACCCAGGGCGACCGCTTTGAATGCGAGGTGGTCGGCTGGGGGCTGAACGAAGAGAGTTGGTCGATTGACTTCGAGGTCATCCAAGGCGACCTGGAAACACCGGACCCCTGGAATCGATTGGACGCATATTTGCGGCGCATCTGGTTTCGGGCTGACGGCAGGGGCTTTGAAGTCATGGCTGTCTGTCATGACTCTGGCGGTCACCACGCCCAAAAGGTTTATGAGTTTGCCAAGGCGCGCCTCGGCCGTCGCGTATGGGCCGTCAAAGGCGAGTCGGCGGTTGGTGGCAAGCGCTCTCCTGTATGGCCGACGAAGACGCCTAGCCGGCGCAACAAGTCGTCATTCCGGCCGGTGATCCTGGGCGTTAACGCGGCCAAGGATTCGGTTCGTTCGAGGCTTCACCTTGTGGAGCCGGGTGCTGGCTACATGCACTTCCCGGTAAGCCGAGACATCAACTATTTCGCGCAGCTGACAGCAGAGCGATCCGTAAGGAAAACATCTGGCGGTCAACATTACCGTGTCTGGGAGTTGCCAAACGGCAGGGCCAACGAAGCACTCGACTGCCGCGTTTACGCGTATGCAGCGCTGTGTGGGCTTATGCATATGGGGCTGAAGCTCAACAAGCGGGCAGAAGAGGTGAATGCGTCAATCGGGACGCCAGTTCACCGACCTGGGCTGCAAGATCAAGAGCCTGTTGTAGACGGGGGCAAGCAGGAGCAGTCCTCTGGTCCGCGCGTCATCCAGGCAAAACCCGCCAAGAAAAAGACGTTGGCCAGCCGGCTGGCGTAGATCCTCCCCGCTTTGGCGGGGCATACCTGGAGTAACCCTATGAGCCGTTATGGTCCAAGCAGCCTGCTGGCGGGCATACCCCGGGAGTCGTTGCAGGTTTCTTTGCAAAATGCGCAGCAGGCCTACCTGCAGCTTTCCTCGGGCGGGAAGGTTGAAACTGCGACGTACACCCAGGGCGATGGCTCGAAGAGCATCACCTACACCCGCGCCAATATTGCTCAACTGGCAAACGTTATTCAGATGCTTCAGCAACAGCTGGGCATCGTCACTCGTGCCCGCCGGCCACTCACATTCAGGTTTAAGTGATGACCAATCCCGTATCGATTGTTGGGCTCGACGGCAAGCCGATCCAGCCTCTACGGCCGAGTCGGGGGAAAATGCTGGCCCCAGGTGGCGGTGCTCCCTACGACGCTGCCGACATCCACGGTGAGCACGTTGCTGGGTGGAACCCATACCTTGGCTCGCCTGATGGCGACCTCAACATGTACCGCGACCGCATCGTCGCTCGGGTACGTGATCTGGTGCGCAACGATGGCTGGGCGTCGGGTGCGGTCACCCGAATTTTGGACAACGCCATCGGCGGGCACTTCCGGCCACTGATCAAGCCGGACTGGCGCGCTCTGGCGGCCTACACCGGCAAAAAAGCGTTTGATGCGACATGGGCTCATGAGTTTGCTCAGGTGGCCAGCGCGCACTATCGGACCTGGGCTTTTGATTCTGGCCGCTATTGCGATGCCCAGCGGTCGCTGACTATCACCCAGATGATGCGCCTTGGCTTTCGGCATAAGTTGATTGATGGCGACTCGTTGATCCAGGCCTGCTACATCCCTGAGCGGATAGGCGCTGGGCGGGCTCGGTACGGTACAGCGATGCAGTTGATCGACCCTGACCGGTTGAGTAACCCCCAGCAGCAGTTCGACTCGAACTCGTCGCGCGGCGGGGTGGTGCTCGATGCCTTTGGCGCGGCCAAGTCCTACTGGATTCGCAAGGCGCACCAGGGCGACTGGTGGAATGCGGCAGATAGCGTTACCTGGGAGGAGATCCCCCGGGAAACCGAGTGGGGGCGGCCGGTCATCATTCACGACTTCGATCACGACCGGGCCTCTCAGCATCGGGGCGGCTCTGGCATTTTTGCGCCGATCTTGCAGCGCATGAAAATGCTGGCCAAGTACGACGCGGTCGAACTGGACGCGGCGGTGATCAACTCGATTTTTGGCGCTTACATCGAGAGTCCGTTCGATCACAACCTAGTGGCCGAGGCGGTGGGAGATGATGACAACCTGTCTGCCTATCAAGGTCAACGCGCCGACTATCACGCAAGCCGCAAAACCATGCTGGGCGAATCGCGGGTACCGATCCTGTTCCCGGGCGAAAAGATCAACGCAGTGACCGCCACACGGCCGAACGCGAATTTCGCTGGGTTCGAGAAATCGTTCCTGCGCAATTTTGCCTCGGCCACCGGGCTTTCCGCGCAGCAGATGTCCCACGACTGGTCTGATACCAACTACAGCTCGGCCCGTGGCGCGTTGCTGGAGGCGTTCAAAACACTGACACGCCGTCGCAATGACTTCGCCAATAACACCGCGCAGCCGGTGCTGGGGTGCTTCATGGAGGAATCTATGGAGGTCGACGATTACCCGCTGCCACACGGTGCTCCAGAGTTTATGGAATGCCGGTCCATGTATTCGCGTGCTGAGTGGATGGGGCCGGCCCGTGGCTGGATTGATCCGGTCGCCGAGAAGCAAGGTGCTGTGCTGGGGATGGATGCCGGCCTTTCCACGCTCCAACAGGAATGCATGGAGCAGGGGCTGGATTACGAAGAGGTACTGGAACAGCGCAAGCGCGAGATCGACAAGTTCAGAGAGCTTGGCATTCCCGCCCCTACCTGGGCCGGCATGCAAATCCCTGGCGGATACACATCGGCGGACGTAATGCAATTTGGACATCTTGCTCAACGGCTCTTCAATGTGCCGGTGGCGATCCGCCCGGAAAAGGCCGAGGTCATCATGGCAGCCCTGGCCGAGCGCATGGGGATCGGTCGAATGATGCGGGTCAGCGGCGATGCTGTTGACCTAACACCGATGGCGTTGGAGGGGGAGGGATACAGCTACGCCGACCGGGAATCCCGTGATAGCGGGTATGACCTGGTCGGCAACGTGGCGGTCATTCCTGTCCATGGCACGCTGGTGCAGAAGACCGGAACCCTCCGGCCCTGGAGCGGCATGACAGGTTATGACGGGTTGCGGCAAGCTTTTTTGACCGCGCTGTATGACCCGCAGGTCGCGGCCATCGTGCTCGATGTCGACTCACCTGGCGGCGAGGTCTCCGGGTGTTTCGACCTGGTAGATATGATCTACAACGCCCGGGGCTCCAAGCCGATCTGGTCGATTCTCAACGAGTCGGCTTACTCGGCTGCCTACGCGATCGCCAGTGCCGCGGACCGTATCTACGTTCCGCGCACCGGTGGCACTGGGTCCATCGGAGTGATCTGCATGCATGTGGATTTTTCCAAGGCGCTGACATCGGCCGGCATTCAGGTGACGTTCATCACCTACGGCGATCGCAAGGCCGATGGACACTCAGAAATCCCGCTGTCAGCTGATGCGCTGGCGAGGTTCCAGGGAGATATCGACACCATGGGCGAGTTGTTCGTAGAGACCGTGGCCCGCAATCGAAACATCGCGGCCAGCAAGGTCCGCGCAACCCAGGCTGGTACCTACCTAGGCTCTGCCGGGGTTGATGCGGGCCTGGCCGATGTTGTCGCGGCACCTGACGCCGCTTTCCGGGCACTGCTCTCCCAGCTGGCCTAGTTCCCACCATTTAGAGGATTGATGACCATGACCAGAAGCAGAATGACTGCTGCTGCGACCTTCGCGCACCTGTTGGGTTTTGCCAAGCACGCCGATGAGGGTGATGACGAAAAAGACAAGGCGCGCCGTGCCGAAGAGGATGGCGGCGACGATGACAAGGAGGACCCGAAAGGTCGCAAGGCAAAGCGTGCCGAGGATGATGACCTTGAGGACGACGATGACGAAAAAAAGGCACGCAAGGCCAAGGGCGAAGGCGATGACCCTGACGATAAGGACGACCCAAAAGGTCGCAAAGCCAAGCGTGCAGAGGGTGACGATGATGATCCGGACGCCGAGGATGACGACGATCAGGACGGCCCGAAATCCAGCAAAGCTGCTGTTGCCAAAGAGCGCGCCCGTTGCGCCCAGATCATGGCCCACGGCCTGAGGTCGGGTAACGCTGAGCAGGCTGGGGTATTTGCATTCGATACCAACATGTCTGCTGCATCTGCCATCAGCGCACTTAACGCGGCTGGATCGGTAAGTGGTCGCGGCGGCAACTTGAAAGACCGGATGGCCGCAGCAAACGTGACGAATGTCGGTGCCGGAGGCGATGGTGGCGTGGAGTCTTCCAGCATGTCGCCAATCGCCCAAAAAATCATCGCGGCTGCCGCCCGCGCCAAGCCCCAGTAACCTCAACGCCAAACGGAGATCAACAGCATGTCGCTGATTCCAACTGAAATTCGAGACAACCCACAAAGACCAGGCGTTCAGGCACAGGTGTACATCCCTGATCAGCTGATTGCCGATGCTCGCAACCTGGTCACCCAGCCGATCCTGTTGGCTACCGGCGTGCTTAAGCGCGGCACGGTCCTGGGGCAACAAACCGTCAGCCCTGTTCAGATCATTGCCAAGCCAGGCAACACCGGCAATGGCGCAGTGTCTGCGGTCACTGTTGGTTCTGCCGTTGAAACCGGCGGATACGCGCTGCTGGCCACGTCGGCCACCGTCTTCAGTGTTACCAACCCCGAAGGCGTGGCGCTGGGCGATGCAACTGTCGGCACCGCTTTTACGCACGCCGAGATCAATCTGACGATCACTGCGGGCGCCACGGCCTTTGTGGTAGGTGATGGCTTCACCGTCAACGTCTTTGATGTGGTCGGCACCTATGTCGAGTGCGTCCGGACGGCAACCGACGGCAGCCAGGTTCCGCTCGCTATTTTGGTCGACGATGCTGATGCAACGGATGGCCCTGTGACCGCTGGCGCCTATGTGGCCGGCGAATTCAATGCCGCCCAACTGATTTACAGCCCAACATGGTCGCTCCC